GCTAAGTTTAAAGAACTCAAACAACAAACAAATGAATGTTGTTCATCGGTATGTAAAACAATTTCAGAACAAATATTAGTCATATGCACTTTCAATCCATTCTTTTTATACATGTCAGGATTTTGTTTATTAACATTTCCCTTGAACATAATATATGGTTCTCCTGTTGCTTTTCTTTTTTGTAATAACTTACCCCATTTTCTACGAGCATCAGAATCACCTTCTTCTAATTTTTTCATAAACTTATCACTAACAACAACACATTGATGTAAATTTAATGATTGGCGATTCACATCACCCTTTGGTTCTCTTACTTCTAAAAAATCTTCAAAATCTTTATGTTCAATTTTAATATTAACTGATGCAGCACCTCTACGAACTGACCCTTGATTTGTTGCAAGAATTGTTGAGTCATAGATTTTTATAAATGGAACGACGCCATCCGAAGTTCCATTGCCTGTTATTTTTGCCCCAGCAGGTCTAATCATATTAATACCAACACCAACGCCACCTCCGTGTTTTGCTAATAACATTAACTCTAAGTTTTTATTACCAATTTCAAAAATACTATCACCAACATCAATACCAAAACAAGATATTGGTAATCCTCTATCTGTTCCTGTATTGGATAATACAGGTGTGGCTAAACATAACCAGCCTTTCCATATATAATCAAAAAATTTTGTAGCCAATGCAGGTTTGCCTAATCTTTTGGCAACCGCAGTTGATACTCTCCAATATGCATCTTTAGGTTTTTCACCTTCTTGTAAATAACCTTTCGATATTGTTTTTACATATATTTCGGTGTTTGCCCATTCAGGGTAGTCGACACCAATTTCCCAACCGAATTCTTCTCCGTAGTATTTCATAATCTAATAAATGTTTTTTTTTAAAATATATCATCCCAATTTTCTCCTTCACCTGCCTTACTATAATCAGTAGGTCTCATAGCAAAGAAATCTGTGTGTGTAACACCGCCAGTCAAGTGATAAAACCAATCTAATTCAGATGCTTTCTTTTCATTAAATTCAAAATAGTCGTCGCCACCTTTAATTGGATTATAACCTAATTCTCCTAGTTTTTCATTAACTCTTTTTGTAATAAATTCTTTTAGGTCATTCTTTTTTAGATTCTCTAAATCACCCATTTCAAAAATTTTATCAATAAATTTATGTTCTAAATCTCTAATAATTTTTGCCGCATCATAGATATCAGCTTTTGCTTCTTCTAATAATTCAGGAAACTCATCACACATATGTCTAAATAATTGACAGCCCATCTTTGAGTGTAAAGACTCATCTCTAACACTCCATTTCATTTGTTGCCCAATTCCCTTTAAAAGATTTCTCATTTGAAAAGAATATAATACAGCAAATGATGAATATAATGCAACACCTTCTGCAAATGCTGAGAAAATAGCAAGTGAACGTGCAACTTCAACTCTAGCTTTATGATTTTTTTGTAGATCTTTAGGTGTCCAATCTGCGGTTGTGTTAGTAAGAAGTTCAAATCTTTCCTTCATAACTTCATCATGCATAAACCCAGCAAAATCATCTAATCCTAAAGTTTCATTAAGATATGAATATGCTACTGAATGTATTGTTTCTTGTGATCCAAATGCCATGGCCATTTGTCTAATCTCATGTTTTGGAAACCAACTGGTAACCATACCTGTCCAATAATCAGAGACTGCGCATTCAGTTTGGGCAAATCCTAAAAGAATGTTACCAACTAAATGTTTTTCTGATTCACTTAAATTTTCATTCCAATCTTTTATATCTCCTTGCATTGGAATTTCAGTATGTAACCAAAATGCCTGCATTTGTTTTAACCAACCTTCATTGTAATAATCAGGATATTCAAATGGTTTAAAAGGAATTCTTTCTGTAAATAATTTGCTCATTTATATTTTTTATTTAATTAAAGTTGCTTTTTTTTCTTGCGCTTTTTTATATACTTCGGCAACTCTATTTGCTCTTTCTTGTGTTTTTTGTTCTTCGTGTCCTAATAAAGTATTTTGAGATTCTGTGTCTATTATTAAATATTCATTATTAAACTTACAATTTTGGAACACAACACCATCTCTTCCAATACGAGATTTAAGTAATGTCAATGTCGCTAAATTGTGTTCTTTTTGTTCTAATGTTTTACCAATTGAAAGTATTACGTGAGCAATTTGTGCTTTCTTGATAGAACCGCCCATTTGATCGCTATTTACAACTTCACTTGAAATTGATTCACGATTACCTTGTGTTGCAGTCCAAATTGCCATTTCAAACTCACTAGTCATAGATTCTAAACTTCTCATAATAGAACCTTCACCTTTCCATTCTTCACCCATAGTTGATCTTTCAGGTGAAATACAATCAACATAGTCAATTACTAATAAATCAACTTTATGTCCTTCTGAACTAAATTTTCTAATTTTATTCTTAATTTCAGAAACCGTAACATTATCGCTAGACAATTTTAATAATTTTATACTACCCTTAGAACGAGTTTGTGCTTCATCTACCTTACGTTTTACCTCTTCTTTAAATTCCGGTTGATCATCAGGTGCAATTTCACTCCAAATAGTATAGTGTTTTCTTTTAATGTTTCCTGGATTATCTTCAAAAAATATTTGAACCACATTATACCCCAAGTTGTAAGCCGTATTAGCAAACTTGGTTAATAAAGTTGTCTTACCTGTACCCGTCGGTGCAAGTACCACTCCCAATTCTCCTGTACCTAATCCGCCTTTTAATAGATTATCTATACCAACTATCCCAGTTGCAATCGGGGTCCTGTAATCGGCCTCTAATGCTGCGTCAATGTCATGGAAAACTGAAACGGCTTCATCATTTGATATTCCTACTTGTAAGGCTTTTTGAATGATTTCTTCAATTTTGTTGTAGTTCTCAAAGTCTCCGTTTTCAATAATGTTATTTACATTTTTTAATTCTTTTTTTAAGTTCTGTTGCTTACAAAAATTAAGAGCAGTGTCTTTTACATACTCAGTATCTTGTTCATTTAGTTTTATGGCTTCCAAGGTGTCAATGTGCTTTTTAGCATTATCTTTATTTGAACCTTCGGCCATAATTTTCTGCGCCATAGTATTGTAATCTGGAATTTTGTTGTAATTCTTATACAACTCCTTCAAATTTTCCATTATAAATTTAAAAGAAGCATTATCAAAATATTTGCTCTCTAATACATCAATAATGGTTTCTCCATATTTTTTATCCTCAATGATTGCTTTGATCAATGATTGTTGAAATGAAAAACCCAAATACCCAAAATTCCTTTCTTCCATAGTCATGTTAATAGTTTTAGTTTAGTTCGTATTGTAAATAAGTTGTTTCCAATTCATAAGACGATAAAATGTCAGTTAAGTCTGTCAAAATTGTCTTAAGTTTTGGTCTAATATCTACTGTATATCTAACCTTTGGATGGTAGTAGTATGCAGGAAATATTCTTGAAATAAATACATCGTCACCCAACTTAATTTCTAATAAAAAATGTTCTTTTTGCCCGTCATTTAAATCTTCCACAACCTCTGTATTGAGGATATAGTTTTGATTTTCACATAGATAATTGGAACTTTTTATTTTTAAATCTTCCGAAATTTCTTCACAAATATTTTTTACATAATAGTGAAGGTCTAATGAACGTTTAGCCTGTTCAACGTGATCTTTAACATTAAAAAATCTTTGGCAAATAATATTACCTTCTAATGTTAAAATAAATTCAAATTTAGTAATGTCTTGTTGATTACTCATGGTTTTTAATTTTTATTATTCTTGTTTTTATTATATTTTTTTCTTTTCTTGCTAATCTTAAAAATGGATCGAGAAATTTAATCCAAGCATCGTCCGATTTTGGTAAAACGTTAAACAACCCGTCTTCCATCATCATTTTCATCGTGTTTTTATAACTTCTTCCTTCTGGATCTAATGATTCGTTAATTAATTGTTTTATATTTTCTTTCGCTTCATTAGTGAGAAATGGTTCATTTAAACTAACTATTTTTTCGTTTATTTCAAAAAATTCTTCCCCAAAAACACCATATTTAGTTACACCAGTAAGTAAATTGGCTAAAGTTTTATTGTGTTTATCTTGTTCAAATAATTGTGTTGTTTTATTCTTAATATGCTCAACAGTTAATTTATTAGTTTTTAATTCTGGAAATAAACTTGTAAATCTTTTAACTCCCATTCCTTTAATTCCAGCTATACTATCTGAAGCATCACCACAAAACATTTTTACAAGTTTTACATTATCAATTAAAACTTCCTCATGATCATAAACAATAGTTTCATTTTGTTTATATAACTTTCTGTGTGATGGATTATAGATTTGGACATTTTCACAAACAAGCTGTGTCAAATCCCCATCTGATGAATATACTATAATATTCTCTTTTGAATTTTGTGTATAATATGCAATACTGTCATCTGTTTCACAGAATTGATATTCTCCTTGACGAACAAATAATTCTTCTAAATATTGTTTTATTCTTTGTCTTTGATAAACATAAGAATTTAATTCTTCTTCAGAACGAACTCTTTCTCTTCTCTTTTCTTTATAATGTACGTATAGTTTTCTTCTTTCTTGGGAACCATTTTCGCCATCCCAAAATACCACAATTTTATTTAAATGATATTCATCAAAAGATCGTCTAAGGGTGTTAAGAAAGTGATAAATTCCTCCAATATGTTCTCCTTTGTAAAAAAGATTTTTTGCACCGTAAAAACCTATTGTAAGCAAGTTATCACCATCAACTAATAAAACAGACATTAAATAATTTTATAGATCCGAGTCTTCTGTTACAACTTCAATATCGGAAGCGTCTGTAACATTAACGCCTAACATCTTACTGATGTAATCTCCA